CGCCGAGTAATCAAGTATGAAATTCAGGCTATTCTCAATATGGCATTGTTCTGGTCAGCGGTCGGCATCAACACCGTGAACGTTCCACCAGCCACCGTCTGCGTGCCGCCGAAGTCATGCACGGAAACCGCCCGCCCATTGAGCGGGGTAGCGGCTGCCCCGAGACGGGTCGAGTTGTTGTAGATCACGCAGGCCGTGGTCGAGAACGTCGCCGAGGTCCAGGACGGGTTCGGCGAGAAATTGGTGATCGCGGTCGACGTGCCGGCGAGGCTCGGCGTCACATTGGTGAGCGCGGTTCCGCCGGTGGTGTAGCCGGTGCCCGATGTTTCGTCGGTGCCGACGTTGGCGACGCCAGGCGTACCCGAGCCAGGCGTGCCGATGTTGGTCTGCGAGCCGTCGAAGGTCCGGGCCGGCGCGACCTTGATCAGGAGCATCTTGAACGCGTCGCCGGTGAAGGTTGCCGCGGCGACGGTGCCGGTATGCGCTTTGCTGACGGTGACCTGGCTCGCCGAATCGATCGAGGCGATGACGGCCCCGGACGCAACGTTGGTGCCGCTCACCGCCATGCCGACCGCGAGACCCGCCGTCGACGCGAGCGACGTCAGCGTGAACGCGCCGTTGGTGCCCGCGCAGGTGACGTTCGATTGCGTCGCGCAGAAGCAGTGGGCGGACTGCATCATCTCGCTTTTGAACGAGTAGGCCATCGCCGTGGTTGCCATGCGGAATCCTCCTCAGCGACAGCGCGGAAGCCCGGCTGGCGTGATTGGCGGGGAAAGGTCGGGGGAGAAAAGAAAAAGGGCCGGCTTCGCGCCGGCCCCGAGGCTTGCGGCCAGGGCGATAGGGGTCTAGGCCGCGGTCTGTTTCGGCGCCGGGCCGTTGGCGGCGAGATGGGCGCTCACACCGCCCGGCAGGTAATTCTGAATATGCGAGTGCACGACCTCGGCACCGTGGGCCGCTCGTGCCGCGCGATAGGCCCGCGCCACCGGATGATCCTGGTTCCGGTCGGAATGCCAGGACCGCTCGATGTCCATCGAGGTCGAGAAGTGGTTGCCGAGGAGGCTCACGATCGCCTTGCGGACTTCCGGCTTGTGGAAATGCGGCCCGATGAGCGACATGCCGTCGGTGGCTGCGACGATGTCGTCCGCCATCTGGTCGAGCGGGTGCTCCGTGGGATCGATGATACCCTTCAGGCGCTCGTGTCCCTCGGTCGCGAGCTTGCCGCGCTCGGCCTCCTGGACCTTGGCGTGATGGCCTTCGAGGATGGACTGGATCTTGGTCCGGAGATCGCGGCGTTCCCGACGGGCCTGCATTGCTGCAGGAGTCGCCGAGTTGTCGTCGACCTCTACGAGATCGAGGATGTAGGCGACCGTGATCTCGGCCCATTTGTCGGCGGGGTGGGGACCGCCGTCGGTCGACATGAAACGGACTTGCATGGGGGTCGGTCTCCCGTTCGGAATTTGCTCGGCCCTTGTGACGCCAGGCCGCGAGGCGATCCGGCTTCGCCTTGTGGCTATGCCGGATAGGTGGGCGCCGCCGACGAAGGCGCGCGATGCGAATTAGGTCAGTTCAGCCCATCCTCGGCGGGACGTTCCGGGGCGGGAGGATCATCTATGGCTTGGCCGGCGGGGCGTCAGGCACTGCAGCGGGCGCCGCCTTCCCCGCCTCGTCCACCGCCGCCTGGAGACGCTGTGCCCACACCACGGCGGCTTGCGCGCACATCAGATTGCCGTTCGTTTGGCCGTTGTCAGTGACGAGCGGGCCGCATGTCGGAAGAACTCTCGCGAGAAGAACGCCGAGCTGCTGGACCTCCTGCGGGGAGGCGGTGATGGTGATTTGATGCGGCGTCGGAGGCGTCGCGACAACCTCTGTACCAGGGCCAACCAAAACGTGATCTTGCTCGGCAGCGTGGGCAAGCGAGCACGACACGACGCCCCCAATCAGGCAGATGAAGCCGATCCCGATGAGGCCACAATATGCCGCGATGAGCGGTCCCCGTCCTCGCCTCATTGCGGTACCGACCATTGCATATTCCACGCAATGTCCTCGGCCTCGTAAACCATCAGTCGAACATCGTCCTCGGTAATTGGCAGGAGCAGACCTTCAAAATCGAGTACATGGTCTACACTGGCGACTTGTGGATCGTCGCCGACGATGATCGAGAACTCACAATGCTGCACATGAGCCCCGGCATTGGCACCAAGAAACACGCACCATTGTCCATCAACTACCTGATCAGCCGCATGGGAACCAACGGCCACAAAGTGGCTGACCACCGGCAGGGAAACCGTGTTCGCGCCCCCAATCGTCATAATCGAAGGGATGAATGCGTCGTCGGCGAAGACCGGGCCGACCGAGCCGATGAGGAGGGTGGCGATGAGCACTCGTTTCAATGCATCCTCCTCAACTCAAGCACTTCGCCCTGAAGCTCCTGTATCGCGTGGACAAGCACCGGGACGATGCCCGCCCAATCAACCGAGTTCGGCTCACCGATTGCGTTCAGGCCGACCAGTTCCGGCATGACCGTATTCACCTGCTCGGCCGCGAAGCCATAGAGCCGCCGGGACGTGTCCATACCGCTGTCGGGCTTGTAGTTGTAGGCGATGGTATCGAGCCGCATGATGTCGGCAAGACCGTGATCGAGTGGCGCTACGTTGTCCTTGAAGCGCAGGCTCGACGTGCCAAGGCAGATGCCCGCCGCGCCGGTGCCGGAATAGAATACGTGGCTAGTGGTGTCCTCGCAGACCGAGGCATCCGTGTGTGCGGTGTCAGCGGTGATGCCGGTGACCCCTAGAGTTCCCGAAAGGGCGCACGGAGCCGTCGAGGGCGTGCCGGTACCGGTGCAGAACAAAATGCCTGTGCTTCCCGCGCCAATCTGGATCGTGTTGCTCGTCCCGGCCGCTGCTGTATCGATGTTGGAACTCGTGCCGATCAGTACGTTATCGTGCCCGGACACCAGGACTGCCGAACCAACCCTATACCCGAATATAGTATTGTTAAAGCCGGTTGTTATGGCTGCTCCGGCAGTATAACCAACCAGGTGATTTTTACCACCGGTTGTTATGGCTGCTCCGGCAGTATAGCCTATCAGGACATCCTTATCTGCAGTAGTTGAGGCGAAACCGGCTTTGTCTCCCACTGCTGTGCGAAGTGTGCCAGTGGTTACATTACGCAGAGCGTTATAACCGACAGCCGTTACACCCAACAGCGTACCGGTCCCGTTTCCTTCAGCGGCTTGAGTGCCTACGGCTACAAGTTCCTGAAAGGCGGAGCCGGCCAGATTGGTCAGCGTCTCGGTGGCTGCACCGGTTACACTAGACGTGATTGTCAGTGCCCACCCGGTCGTAGCAGAGCCGGGGAAAAAGAAACTGACAACCGAAGTACCATCGGCGAAATCAGTTGATGTGGCGCTGAGCGAATATGACGGCCCAGTAATTAACGCCCCAAATTGACTGGCTAGATTGGCGGCAATTGTTGATAAGGTATCACCAGCTGTGACAGTGCGACTTGCAGTTACGGGCAGACCAGCGACAGTCCCTGGCGTGCTTCCCGACGCAGCAACGGTGATCGAGACAACATCGCCCGTCGTCTTAGCGCCACCGATCAACACTCCCCCGGAGTTCCCCCGCCCGGACTGCAACCCGATTGCAGTAACGTTTAGGGCATCTGCCCCGTGAGCCACCGAAGACGAGCCGACAGCCGTTACGCCGCCTGCAGACGTAATAACGTCCCGCATGGCATCATCGCCAAGCGCGGTGTTGTTGTTTTGGGTGACTTCGCTGCCCAGGGCGTGCATACCAAAGGCGGTATTCAGCGCACCCGTAGTTACGAACTGCGCCGCCCAACCACCTACAGCGGTATCCTCGGCACCCGTCGTGGTCAGCGAATTAAGGGCATAAGACCCAATCCCAAGGCTGCCGTAATTATCAGCCGATGCGAACGGGAAACTCGCCCCGGCCTTGAGGCCAAAGAAGATGGCTTGGCTCTGTGTTCCGACCTGATTGGGGGGCGTAGCGATGGCGCTCTGAAGCCACGGCGGTCCGGGCGCAAACGTCACCGTCTCCGCCATTGCCGGCTGGAGCGCGAGGAACACCCATGCGAGGAGGGAGGCGAGGAGGCGGGTCATCATTTCACCTGTGCCTTGAAGCTCGCCGTGGCCGAGGCCGTCTTGGACGTGCATCCGCCAGCGTTTGTCGAGAAATAGACACTGAGGCCGTTCGATGTCGGGCCGCTCGGAACGGACCCCCACGAAAGGTATGCCCCGCCACTCGTGCCGTCGGATGTGATGTGCCAGCAGCCGATGTAGCTCGCTATCGCCCCATCGGCAGGGACCGTGGCGGAGTCGACCACGACCAGCCATCCCGATACCGCCTGGATCGTGACGCCGAGGCCGAACAGGCTGCAGCCGCTGGCGCAAAAGATATGACCGGACTCGTATGCGGAATCCCCGGTCGTCGGGATGCCGGCGCCTGTGGACGGCGAGAGTCCCACCTGCGAGATCGACGGCCCGACGCTCCCTATGCCGGTCTCGACGTAAAGCGAGGCCGTGCCCGAGGTCGTGATCCCGGCGAGCCAGGAATAGAAAGTTCCGGGGACGGGATTGAGCTCGAAGCTCTTGCAGACGCCGGCGCGCAGCCGATAGCTCCCGGCAACCGTCGCGGCAACCGTGTTGTCGGTACCGAAGGCAAGGAAGGCGTCTACCGTGGCGCTGTCATTGCAGACATAGGCAACAGCGCCACCGCCGAGCTGGACATTGCCGGTCGTCGCGCCGGCACTCAAGGCCGCGCGGCCGATCGGCGCCCATGCCGTATAGGTCGGTGCCGCGCCGGGCGCGGCCGCAGCGGGCAATGCGAGGCCGCCGATCGCGGCGAGGACAAGCGCGAGCCGTCGGATCATCGGAACAATCCCCATGGCATGAGACGCCCGCGCGCCCATCGATTACCCGGCGCATAAGCCGGTCCGGCCGCCCGGCTCTGCAGGAGCTTGTAGAGCGCCGTCCCGTAAGTCGTGCCGTTCCAGAAATCGGCGCCCTTGGTGGTCACGGCGTTCGTATCGAAGCCAGCCGAGACCGGACCGATTCCCTTCGACGACGGCGGTCCCTTGACCTCGCCGGGGATACCGCCTGCCTTCGCCGCAGCTTGTGCCCTTGCCGAGAGGACGAGGTAGTGCCCGACGAAGAACATCGCCGCGGTGTCGAGCTGGTCGGAAAGCCGGCGCGGATTGAGCTGCAGGTACGCCTGGCCCGACCAGAACGAGAACTGCGCCTCGGTATAGAGCTCCGGGTCCTTGAACTCCGGGAAGACCGCGATGAACGATTGATAGGTGATCGTCATCGGGGAGGCCTCGGAGTCGTTCCGACTCCAGCTACGCCGCCTTGCGGTCGCCGGCCTGGATGCCCTTCGGCAGGTGCTGCGGGTCGATCGGCTCGAGGCCGCTCTTCAGCTTCTCGTGGGCGCGCGCATGCCCCTCAGCCGTGCCGCTCTTCTCGTGAGCGAAGATCAGGCCGTTCTTGACCAGATCGCTATCCGCGTTCTGCTTCATCCATTCGGCGAAGAGCTCGGCATCGACATTCGGAGTAACGGCGAATCCGCTGATTACCGGCACGGTCGGCGCCTTGCCAAACGGGACGGCATAACCGTTGATCTTGACCCGATTGCCGATCGGCACGGCGCGCTGGACCGTCTTCGTCCCGCCGCCCATCACGGGCTCCGAATGGTCTTCCATCTTGAAGAGGCGGAGGTCGAGGCCAGGCGACCACTTGCACACGACAGTCACGGTTGCAGGCATCGTGTCTGGCTCCTTCAGCTTGACGTTTTGAGAGAGGAAAGGCGACCTCGGGCGCGCGCCGCGCGGCTAGACGGGATCAGACGCCGAGCATGCTCGCGATGGCATATGGCTGCCGGAGGATGGCGCCCCAGCTGCCCCCAGTCAGCTTCTGTTTGAAGCTCGACAGTGCCCGCACGATCGGGTGGCCACGCATCTTTTCGTTGAAGGCGGTATAGCCGGTCTGCTGGCCCTCGATGCTCTCGGCGAGGAGCTGGACGAACTCACCGCCGGCGATGCCCTGCGGATTGGACGCCGAGAGGACGCCGTACTGAATCGCGGTCTCGACCCTGATGTTCGGAAAGTTCTTCTTCAAGAGATCGGAAACGTCGACGGCGAAGCTGTTGGTCGCGGTGAGCGCGACGGAGCTCGATGGCGACATGACGAGCACAAGCCGGTCACCCTGCTCGACCAGGCCGGAGGTCTGCTTAACCAGCTGCAGGAAGAGCGCCTGGATGTCGGCATAAATCTCGTTGGCGGTGGCGACGATCGCGCCACCGGCGCTGATCCATCGCGTGCCGCCTGCAGTCTTGGTCGCCGGGGTGAGCGAAGCCGAGAGACTCGGGTCGTTCAAGAGACCGTAATTCTGCAGCCCGGCGACGCCGAAGAAATAGGTGAGATTCAGGAACTTGTTGAGGATCGTCGCGGCGGCCTGGTCGATTTCCGACACCCAACTGATGCGGGCGAGGCCGGCTCGCTCAAGTTCCAGCTCGCCGTATTCCTTGACGGTCTGGAAGAGATAGCTCTGCCTCTGCGGCCAATCGGCGTTGACGCCGGTGTGGCCGAGCTCGTTGAAGTCGCCGTAGCTCGTGACCTCACCGACATGCTCGACGGTCGGGAAGAGGGCGGTCTGGTCGAGCCAGGTCCCCTTGCGGACTTCGCCGAGGATGATCGCGGCCTTGTTCGGCGCGAACAGGATGCGGAACACCTGCGGATCGATCATCGTCGTCAGGAGTGCCGGGACACCCGCATTCGGGGTCGTTGCGAGCGTCGGCTGGGCGTCCATCGCGAGCGCGAAGTTCCGCTTCCATTCGTCCGGGATGTAGTGCTTCACATCCGGCAGGATCGCCCCGCGCGCCTCGTGCATGGCCACGTCGGCCGACCACTGGGCTTGTGCTTCGTGCAGGTTCATCGGGGAAATCCTCCTTCCGGGGAAGTCCAGTTATGAAAAAGCCCGCGAGATGCGGGCCGATGGTTCTGGGTCTATGTCAGCCGCGGTCTAGCCGAGGGCGTGATCGCTGATCTTGACGAGCTCGCCGGCAAGGCCCGCGGACATCGCGATCCATTTCGTCTCGACATTCGAGGTCGCATTGAGAGCGGCGGACCCGACCGTCTGCGTGTTGTTGACGATGTAGGTGCCGGCCCCGCCCGTACCGGTCCCGAGCGCCGTGATCACGGTGCCGGCGGAGGTGGTCGAGCCGGAGATCACATCGCCGACGCCGTAGTTGCCGGTAAGCGTGCCGCCGACCGTGAGCAGGCCATAGGTCTCGCTGATCGTGGTCGAGGCGACGGTCTGCTCGGGGATCGAGACGGCATAGGTACCGACACCGCCGGGGGTGCCGGAGAGCTGGGATACGATGGTCGTACCCGACGCGACGCCGGTGCCCGAGATCGCAGCACCGGGGTAGAGCACACCGGAGCCGACTGCGGTCACCGTCAAGACGTCGCCCGAGATCGAGCCGGTGACCGAGGCGACGCCGGCGGCGATCGTGCTCGCCGTGCTGGTCGCGCCCTGGGCAGGCGACGCGGTCGCCGCGAAGCTCACCTTGCCGGTAGCGAGATCGGCATAGGCCTTCTGGCCGTACAGGGCCTCGGTGGTGCCGTCGTTCTTGACCCAGAAATCCCCGCCCGAAAAGAGCGTGACCGCGAAGCCCTGCGGAATTGTCATGCCTGCCTCGGTGAGGTAGGCGGTGATCAGTGCCTGTAGCGAGCGATGCACGAAGCCGGACACGGGCCCGGTGCCGAAGCTGTTGGCGATCGCCGGGGCGCCGTTGGCGTCAAGGACGGACCCGCTCAGCCAGGCGAACCGGGCGACGGTCACGCCGGCCGCACCGGCAACGATGGCGCCGGGACCGGCGAGAACGTTGAAACGCGGGTTGGCCGACGCGAAGTCGCCGGCAACGGCCGGTGCAGGCTGGACGCCCACTTGAGTCGGAAATGGCATTGTTCAGATCTCCTCTAAATCGGTGAGAGCGGCGGCAATCCGCGCGCGGACCGGGGCGTCAGATGGCGCCAATTCGTTCCGTGCCGGGGAAGCGCTCGAAATAGCTCTTCGCTGCGGCGGCGTCGGTTGCCAGCGCCGGGACGGTCTTGCGGTTCGCACCCGGCTGCGCCTGCGCCTTGATGATCTCCGGGAGCGCGTCGGCATGGGCGGTCTCGCCGGCCTTGACGCCGAGCGCCTTCAGCGCGGCACGGTGGACGGCTTCGGCGGAATCGCAGGCGATCGCGAGATCGCCCACCCACGGCCGGACGAAGCGCTCGGCTTCGCGGATGGCCTGGCCGTTCTTGGCGGCGGCTTCGCCCGCCTTCTTCACGGCGTCGGCGATCGCGGCGTCCATCGCGGGTTTCGTGACCATGTTCTTCTTCGCCTCTTCGTCCTTGGCGGCCTTGTCCTTCGCCACCTTCTCGTCCTCGTCCTTCTTCTTTTTCTCGGCCTCTTCGCGCTTCTTCTTCTCTTCCTCGGACTCGTCGCTCGCGCCCTGGTCGAGCATCGAGCAGGCGGCCGAATAGTCATCGTCGGAGAGCTTGCCGCGCAGGAATTCCTTCAGGCCTTCTCCACCAGCATCCTTGCCGGGGAGCTTCGCCATCGGCAGGCCGGAGTTCGGATCGAGGTCGATGCCCTCGGTCGGCTGGACGACCTCCATGATTTCCAGGACCTTCTCCAGGTCCTTGGCGTCGATCGAGGCGTCGGCGGCGAGCTTGCCGTCCTTGCCGAGGACCTTGCCCTTGGTCTGCTCGATGAGCCCCGCGAGAATCGCCGGCTTCTTCTCCTTGAAGTTCTTGGCGGTCACGCCGCCGAGGAGCGCCGCCACGTCGAGGCTCGCATCCTGGGCGAGCTTCGGCTTCAAGAACCCGACGAGGGCGCCGAGGGTCACGGCGGCCTTGCGAGTGAGGACGACAGACTTGGTCATCTCGATCACGTGCTCCTTTGGTTTCTCGTCGCCGACCATCACGTCGGCGCCAGCGCGACCGGCGGCGACGAGGGCGACGTGGTTGCCCACGATCGACCTCATAACCCCGTCAAAATGCTCGCCTTCGTAAGTGCCGGGCTTCATGTCGGCCTGGTACCGGTAGGCGCAGGACAGTTCCTTCGCCGTCTCCGACTCGATCGCATCGATGCCGCCGCGCGCCCAAACGACCAGGCTGTTGCGCAGGTACGGCGGGTCGAATACGGCGTCGGTGCCGGTCGAGCCGATCACCAGAGCCGGCTGATGGCTGTCCGCCGTCACCGGCTCATGCCGCGAGAGGATCGGCACGTTGTTGAAGGTCGGTGCCGCCTTGGCTAGCTCCTCCGGATCGCGGAAGAGCTTGTAGGTCTTGTCGGGGTCGAGCCCGAGCTGCTGCCAGTCCGGGATCTCGCGACCGAAATAGGGGCAGACGTTCGCCTTGCTGATGTTCGTCAGCGCGACGTGCAGCCGGCCGTCGGCGTCATAGGTGCGGACCGTGGCGCGATCGAAGGCGAGCCGCTGGTCCATCGCCGCCTTGTCGGTCGGCAGATAACCTGCGGTCAGTAAACGCTCGACGCCGGGGTGCAGCGGCCGCGGCGGATCGGACATCAACGCCCACGTCCAGCCGGAGCTTTCCTCGTTCAGCTTCGGAATGAACGGCTCGGCGACATGCGCCTCGAAGGTCGTGTAGTCGATCCCCTCGGCGCTGGTGCTGCGGTCGAGGAGCACGACCTGGTCGTCGGCATCGGCAATCTCGCCGATCTCCTCCTCAGCCTCGCGAAGGGCGGCCTCGAATGCGGATTCGTCGCCCTCTACCCCACCACCAGGAAAGCACCATTCGCCGGCGTGATCGCCGGGACTGGCGCGGCGGACGAAGAGCGCGTGGCCGAGCGGATCGACGAAGGCGATGCCGGCGGCCGCGAGCTTCGCATCGGAGGCCTTGACGAACTCCTCGCCGACCGACTTCGGGATGCCGAGGTTGCTGTGACCCTCTTTCGCGGCCCACATCGCCCGCCGTTGCTTTTCGGAGACGGTCGGCATCTCAAGGCCTTTCCGCCTCACATCCGAACGAGATCGGTCTCGGAATGCAGTAGCTGTACGTCGGGAAGTCTAGACCACACGTGCGGGAATATGGTCTTTGCGTCTCGCAGCAAATCGACCGCGGAGATAAACAAGTCCGGTACGAAGAAGTTGCTGTTACTCTGCCCGCGCTTATCGACCGTGTAATCCCAGAACGATAGAGCCGAATAGCCGAGGCCCCCGAAGCGCGAGAGCGCGGCGCGGTACGGTCCGACCGCCATCTCTGGACGAGGGCAAAGCACACCGTCGAAATGGCCGAATATTTGGCCGATTGCGTATGGTGCTGATCGCATCCCCGGCAGAAAGAGAAAGTGCCCGGCCTGTCGATAGCACCCGAAATAGAGCCATTCGCTGATCATCGGGCTACTGGCGAGAAAACTAGGCGCCATGGCCGGTCTTGGTCACGGGCGCCTCAGCAGCCCCCGGGCCAACCGTCGCCTTCGGGACCGCCGACGTGGTTGTCCTCGGCTGCTCGACGGTCTTCGTCTCGACCGGGTGCGGCGGATGTTCGATCCGCCCGAGATTGTAATGGTCGCCGAGGGCGTCGAGATCGGCTGCCTTCGCGTCCTTGATCCGGTTTCGGTGCGCCTCGCTGCCCGCCAGCGGCATCATGCGGACGCGGTAGTCGTCATCGGATTCGGCGGCGAAGTTCTCGCTGTCCTTGATCCGGTCGGCCATGCTCGCCAGCGCGGAATCGTGCGCGCGCATGGCCTTGACCATGCCGTCGTCGAACCGCGAGCGAGCCTTCTTGTCGTCGGGGCCGGCGCCTACATGGGCATGGAAAAGCGTCTTCACCTCATCGGCGAACGCCGCGTCGAGCGCCTTGGCTACCTGTTCGGATTTCATCGGATGTTCTCCCTTTAAGGGGGTGGAGGGGTTAACTGGCCGAATACCGGCGTTCGGCTCCTCTCGGCCAATCCCCGCAAAGAAACTAGCCGGTGAACGACACTGCGTTGATCTGCCCGGTAACGGCGCCGGACGCGGACGTGACCAGCATCGTCAACTCGAACACGACATGCGCGCCGGGTGTGAGTCCCGTCCCGGTGATCGTGAAGGTGAGGTTGCCCGCCGCCGCTGGAATCTGTTGCGCGGCCGAAACGGTCAGCGCGGTCTCGACGCCGTTGACCTCGCTATAGGCCGTGACCGTCATGGTGGTCGAACCGGCGGTGACGACGGTACCGGAATAGTTGCAGTTGACGACGAACGAAATGTTGGCGTTCGCGACATAGGTATCCGGGAGGTTGCGCTCGAATACGACCTTGTCGGTCTTCGCCTGCGCGCCCGAAGTCGCCTCGCCGGTGAGGACAAGGCTGGTGCCCGCGGTGCGCGAGACGCCGGGCGTGGTGGCCGGGGTACCGGGCGCCGCCGTCATCGGGACGCCGAGGTCGGACTTGCCCTCGGTCAGGATCATGTAGCGGGTCAGGCCGCCGGCTGCAGCTGGGACGAAGCTCTGGCTGACGCCGTTCAGCTGGCCCTGCACGCCGCCGGTCCGGATGCCGCAGATGTAGAGCGTGCCGCCGGTGACGGGCTCGTTCTGGCAGAGGATTTCGGCTTGCCCGGTCGATGAGGTGAAGGGCGGATTCAGCTGGTCGAAAAGGATCGTCTGCGCGAGCGCTGGCGGAGCGGCCAGGGCGACGAAGGCGGCGATGGCCGACAGGCGGCGGAGCCAAGCGAAGCGCATGGGCGGGGTCTCCTTTTGGGGAAAGGCGATAAAGGACCGCGCGACGCGGTCAGAACTTCTTGTGGATATCGAGGGCCGTGATGACGTACCGGCCGCCATAGGCGCTCGGAGCGATCGAGGCGACCGGCTCGAAGCCGGCGTCCTTTACGGCGTTGCAAGCGTCGACGTAAGCCTGCAGGCCCTTGGTGAGCTTGTCCTTGAGCTCGGCGGCGATCTCGGCGTCGGAGCGCGCGGTCACGAGACGGACGGGACCGGGGTCGCGGGTTAGATCGTCTGCTTCAGCCATCAATCGACCGCCCGCTTCAAGTGCATCGCGAAGTTCGGGGTTATTCCTCGAAAGGGTCACGGGAACTCCGGGATTTGTGGATCGCTATAGCACCTGCAGTTGGGTAATGCGCCAGCATGACCCCGCAGGTTGTCGAGCATCGGCGGGTTATTCCAGTCCACGAAACGCCCCTCCATCTTGCGATGCGACGGTCTTACGTCCGAATCGCGTGCGGTCCGCCAGATATATCCGACTGAGCCGACATGCTCCGCCCTGGCCTGCACCAGCGTCGACGCCGCCCGCGATGTTTCCGTTCTTGCGATCAGGTTGGCCCGGCTCCGGGCAACGTCGCCCGATCGCATGATCTCCTTCGCAACCTCGCTCGCCCGGGCCGATGTCGTCAGCCCCTCGAGCGCGAGCTCGTGCACCCGATCGGCCGCTTCCCGCGGGATCGAGGTGATCAGCGTCACCTGCTCGGCCATCAGGGCTTGCAGTAAATGCCCCGTCGGCGCTTGACGTAACTCATTGCGGAGTGCCCGGGCCATCCCCTGCGCCATCCCCGCCCATGCAAGCTCGTCTCGACGGGCGACATCAGCGAGCATCCTTGCAGCCGCTGCCCGCGCCCAAGGCCCGAGCATATCGGCATACTGACGTAACGCTTCTTCGGCCGTCGCAGCGCCCTCGCTCGGTGCAAGTCCGCGTACCAGCTCACCGACGTGGCGGGCGATCCTGCGAAGTGCCCGGGCATAGCTTGCTTCGGCCCGTTTGACGCGGGCGAACTTGTTGCGGGTCTCGGTGGTTTCCGGGCGGACGCGGTCGAAGGCGAGCGTTTCCGACGCGAGCTTGCGCGCCTGTTGTGCGATGACGACCTGTCGCGTGCGGGCGATTTCGGCGACGATCACGCCGCCGCTTCCTTGCCGCCACCGTTCGCCGGCGGCTTGGCGCCGTTCGTCTTGCCCGCAGCCTTCGCAGCCTCGAGCACCTCGGCCGGGTCCGGCAGCTCCGGCGCGTCGTCCGGATCGAGACCGGCATAGGGCGAGTCCGGATCGGCCGCTAGGCGCCTGCGAGCCTCCGGTGCGTCAAGCACACCGGCATCGATATAAATCGCGTCGGTATCCGCCTCTGTCTTCCGTTTGGTGGCGAGTTCGGCAGCGGTGAGCTCGTAAAGCGGCTCCCAATCGTGGGTGATGCCCGGATCGACCTCGCCGAACTCGGACAGCTGCACGAAGGCAAGCACACGCTTGAAGTTCTCGTCAAACAAGAGCGACTGATACGAGCGCACCCAATCGTAGAAAACCCTGATCTCGCCCTCGGACGATGCGTTCAGTCCGGCCGGCTGAATGCCGATGAGGACCACGAGCGGGATGCCGCTGACCGCTCCCATGTGCTCCTGGGCCTGGGCCTGGAGCATATCGAGGGTGCCGAGAGGCGCCGAGACGTTGAGAAAGTCCTCGGTATCCTTGTCGACCATCATCAGCCCGCGGTTGTCCCGCAGATTGTTGAAGAACTCCGCCCGCTTGAACAGCTGGTCGCCGTCGCCGCCCATGCCGAGCGCCTGGGCCATGTTCGTCTTCAGTACCATCACCGAGAAGGCGCTGACGATGTCGCCCACGCTATCGCGGGTCTTCAGCCAGTAATCGACGTATGGCTTTGCCATCTGGCTCAGGCTGAGGCCACCGAAACTGTAGGCCGGCTTCAGGAGGTCCGGGACTTCCCGGCCGATGAAGGTGAGCAGGCGCGACTCGTGGACCGCCTTGCCCATCACCATCCAGGTGGTCGGCTTGTACCAGTCCGGTGAGAGCGGATCGTTGGAGTTGTAGTTGAGCGGATAGCACCAGAGCGGCTCGACCGACTTGATCCTTGTCAGCGAGCCCTTCTCGACCTTCATCTTGCTCGTGGCGGCACGACCGTCGCCGATCGGCGTCTTCAGCTCGTCGGGATCGCTATTGCCGAAGTCGAGAAAAAGGTGGCTGCGGCCGAAGTGGCCGTCATGCAGCGCTGCCTTTCGAAAAGCTTCGCGCACACCGAGGCGCTCAAAGGCGTCCTCGATTTTCTTGATCTTGTCCGTCTTGTCGTCGTCGCCCGCCGCTTTGAGCTTGGCGAACTTCCGCGTCATCTCGGTCGCGAGCCGCTCGGACATGCGGCGGTATTCGGGTCTCTGCGCCAGCTCGGCGAGGTAGGCGTAGCCGAAGAAACCGAGGCCCTCGGCCCACGCGCCGCCGAAGGTCGACGCGGCGGCCCATGTGAGGGTATCGCCGATCGACTCGTCCATCGCCATGGCGGACTTGCCGGCGACGGTAGGCGGATGCAGTGCCTTTGCGATCGTCGCCCTGTCGAAGGGCGAGTGAAGCTGCGGATTGTCTTTCCGGCTGACCCGCGAGCGGAGCAGGACGTCGTCGCTGATCTTCAGGCCGGGCTTCGGCCCGGGCTTCGGGGCGGCTTTCGTCTTTGCCCGCGCGCGCGGTGCCGCTGGTGCCCTTGGCGTTGCCGTCCGCTTGCCGGTCATGGCCGTCCGTCTACTGGCGCGATCGCTGCAGGACCTTGTCGCTGATCACCATCGGCGAACCACCCATCTCGGCAAAGGCGAGCACCAGCGCATCCCAATCGTCGGGCGACACGCCCCGGGTGCGCTTCTTCATGTCGGCCTTGGCCTCGATCTGTATCTCGCCGGCGGACGTGAACTTGTACTTGATCTGACCGGCCTGGCTGAGGAGGTCGTCGTTGTCGCCGACGAGGCGGATGTTGCCCTCGACGAAGCGCTGGCGGAGCGACCAGTTCAGCTCGGCCCGGAGGTTCTTGAACACCTCGTCCGTCTTGTTGGTCTGCGGCGCCTCGCCGACGTTGACGCCGATGATCTCGACGGTGCGGTGGATCTTGCCCTCGGCCTTGAGCTCGCGGAGCCGGTCGGTGACACCGCCGCCGAGGCCGATGTCGTCGATCTTGACCCGCGTGGCGCCGGTCGCGATGATTTCGCGGACCACCATGCCGACGACGTGCATCAGATCGCGGTTGTAGACCTTGGCCTTGCGCTCGGCGGTATGGCCCTGCCGGTGATAGATGACCGTGGCATCGTCGCCGAAGCGGGCGACATCGACGCCGAGCTCGTTGGGCTTGCCCGGCTCGTAATCCTTGAGGGTCGCGTTCCGGAGCGCCGTGAGCGGGACCAGGCTGTCGCTCGACTGGTCCGGGAACTCGCCCGTGATCTTCGATATCCAGAGCGGTGACTGCTCGCCCCAGCTCTTCCGCTTCTCCTCGACCCATGTCTTGCCGATGAGGAGCGGCCGCAGCCACTCCGGGATTGCCTCGCCGGTGAAGTTCGGCGATTCGAAAGCGCTGATGCCGATGACGTTCCAGGGGCTTCCCGGCTTGCACACGGAAGCGAATTCCGTGATCGGGTCGTCCGGGTTGCCGATCGCCAGGAACCGGCTGTCGTCGTTGGCGATGAGCGAATCCGCGGCATCCCATAGGGCTTTGCCGATGCCGCAGGCCTCGTCGAAGATGACCAGGACCCGGCGGGCGTGGACGCCCTGGATCGCCGTCGGGTCGGTATCCGCCGGGGAACGGCCGAAGCCGACGATCTCCGGGCCGATGTACCATTCCGTCTGGTTGACCCGGCCGGGGAGGCCGCCGGCGGCGTGGACCCGGTTCAGCTCGCGCCAGAGGAGCGCCTTGACCTGGTGGCCGGTTGGGGCGAGCGTGACGACGAAGGCCTCGCCGGGCTCCCATACCGATAGCCACCAGGCGGCGATCGTCGCGGCGACCCGTGTCTTGCCGACATCGTGGCAGGATTTCACCGCCGTGCGGCGGTTCAGGTGCACCGACCGGCAGATCGCCTTCTGTTTCGACCAGAGGAAGCCGAGGAGGGCTTGCTCGGCGAAGCCGACCGGATCGTCGCGCCATTGCCCGAAATAGGCCGCGCCGCTTGCCCGGCGGCGCCGGTCGAGTTCGGCCTTTATCCGGCGCGCGAGGTCCGCGCGGTCAATCGCCGGCGGCGAGTCCTGCGGAGATGCGGGCGAGGAGCTGCTCGAGCTGAGCATCGGTCAGGTTTTCGAGTCGGATCGCGATCTGTCCGGAGACCTCGACGCCCGTGGTATCCTTCCAGCCCATGCGGACCTTGGCCCAGAATATAGCGGCGGTGACCGAGGCCGGACCGCTGCCGATGGCCTTTTTGTAGAGGCTCTGCGCGACCGCGACATTTGCCTTGATGTGGCCGAGCCTCAACTCGGACGGGTAATACTTCCGGAGCGTCGGGCCGCTGATGCCGAGCAAAAGGGCGATATCATCCTCGCGGACACCGAACCCCGCCATGGATTCGGCCTGGGCCCGGCTTGCCGGCGTCGCCCGATGAGCGGGCCGGCCCTCGCCGCGGCGTTTCTTACGCGACCGCCTTGGCTTGGCGGGCGTCGCTGATTTCTTCGAAGGTGCGGCCGTCGGCTTCAAGCGTCGCTCCGTGGCCGGTGAAAACCTGCCAGCGCTTCACGGCGACATCGACGTAGGCGGGCTCGATCTCGATGGCGTGGCAGCCGCGGCCGGTCATTTCGGCGGCGATGATGCTCGTGCCCGAGCCGAGAAAGGGATCGTATATCGCCTGCCCGGGCGAGGAGTTGTTCTCGATCGGGCGCTTCATGCACTCGACGGGCTTTTGGGTGCTGTGGCCGGTCTCGGATTTCTGCGGCTTATCGATCTGCCAGAGCGTTGTTTGCTTGCGGTCGCTCGCCCAATGGCCGGCTTTGCCTTTACGGACGAGATAGAAGCAGGGCTCATGTTGAACGTGATAGTGACCGCGCCCGACGGCAAAGTGCGACTTTGCCCAGATTATCTGGCAGCGCAATTCGAAGCCGCAGGCCTCAAAGGCTAGTTGCGTATTGCTGGCATGCAGACCTGCATGCC